GACAAGTAGTCGAGAGATCATACCCTACTGAAGATGTAGCCGTATTACGAAAGTTTAAGAAAAAGTATGGCGACCCTTGTGATGTTGTTGCAAAAGATAAATGCTTTTACTTTTCACATAACGAAGATGTAGATGAGGACGGAGAGAAAACAGATACGCAATCACATTTTGACTTTGGATTGTATGGCAATCTCAATGGCAACGAGTATGGTGGTGGTGAAGATAGTATGCACTTTGCTCACGCATATTATAGGGAAGAACTAAAAGCAAATGGTTGTAATCCTGATATAATTGCTCAACAAAATGGTAAAGATGATAACCCACATAAAACCAAACACATTGACGCAAACAATAAGTTTTTAGGTAAATCCAATAATAGTTATTACGAGAGTGGTGATGATAATATTGGTATGACTAAAACTTTTAATGCACCATTTTACGTTGATGTAATTGGAACTTCTCACTGTCGTTCAAGAGCAATAGCTTGTACCAAAGACGAGTACAATATTTTTCTTGCGTGGCGAGAGGCAAAAGCAAAAGTTGTAAGCACACACCAAACTTGGATTGATAGTATCAGCAAACAAACTGAACAATTAAAAATTGGTTTGAAAGCATACAGATATTTAAGTGAGGGGATTGAGTTAGCAAAAGAACTTGGAATAGAATTAGATGAGGCAGAATTAGTGAGAACTAACTCTACTGGTTTAACAATCTACAATCCTAGCAATCTTGCTAATTTGATTAAAGGTATGAAAAACAAAAACGTATCAAGAGAGGATAAAATCAAGGCAAGACTACAATACGAAAAACAAAGTGTAAATTAACACTTGACACATAGGACTATCTGTAATAGGATAGTCCTATTAACAACA